CGACCTGGCCGACCGCGGCGACTCGATCAACCCCGTCATGCTGGCCGACAGGCTGAAAGAGCGCGGATCGAGGATCGAGCCGGCCCATTTGGCCGAGATGCTTATCAATAAGCCGATCGCCTCGGATCTGACCTCGGAGATCGCGAAACTTCGGGAGCTGGCCACGAAGCGGGCGATTCTCAGGCACGCTGAACATTGGTTCAACGAGGCCCAGGCCCGAGACGTGGATGTTTCGTCTCTCGTTGAACGAATCAAGGCCGCGGCTGGCGCATTCGACACCGCGGGAGAAAAGGCCGACCCTCTCCCTATCCGCGAGGTTTGCATTCGAGATGTCGAGATGCTGCCGATTGATTGGCTATGGCGGGGCCGGATCGCCCGCGGAGCCTTGACGCTCTTTGAAGGGATCGAGGGCGAGGGCAAGTCAACGGCCCTTTGCGCCATCGCCGCGGCGGTCACTTGCGGCAGGGGCCTGGAAAGCATGGAACTCGACGCGCCGGGGAATGTCCTCTGGTTCTCCGCGGAGGATGACCTGGCCCGAGTCCTCAAGCCGCGGCTCCTCGCCGCGGGGGCCTGCGAGGATAGAGTCTTCGCAGTCGGCGAGCCGTTCAGTTTCGACGAGAAGGGCGTCGAACTGGTTCGCCGGATGATTCTGCGCCGCGGCCCGACAATGATTGTGATCGATCCGGTCTTCGCCTACACGAAAGGCGACCCGAGCCGCGGCCACGAAGCGCGGGCAACTACCAACAAGCTGAAGGAACTAGCCGAGGAGTTTATCTGCGCCCTGATCATGGTCCGCCACGTCGGCAAGTCGAAGGGCCTGGGCGAGGCGCGCGCCGCGGGCTTGTATTCGATTGAGTGGCGGGCCGCGGCTCGGTCGGTCCTTCTTATCGGTTCGGACCCCGACTGTCCGCAGACGAAAGCCATCACTCAAACCAAAAACAATTACGGCCCCCTGGCCGAGAGCATTGGCTACGTGATCGAACTGGACCCTGACTCGCCATCCGGCGCCCGGTTTAGCTGGCTTGGTCGGTCGGAACTGACCGCGGAGAGGATTCTCTCGACTATTAAGAACGACGAGGAGAAAGCCGAGAAAAAGGACGCTGAGGAGTTTCTGCAAGAAATCCTCAAGTCAGGGTCTCAGTCGGCCAACGATCTACTCGCCGAAGCTCGACGCTCGGGCATCTCCGAGAGGACTCTAAGAAGGGCAAAAGCAGCCCTCGGAATCGAGGCCAAACGGGACGGATTCGGCAAAAAAGGCGCTTGGACCTGGTCTCTCATAGGCTGCCAAGAGGGCAACAATGGCAGCCTATGCTCAACTAACGGCCACCACAAGACTTACGAGGACGAAACCTCCATAGACTGCCAAGTGGCAGCCTATGACGGGGAGGACTCCTTGCATAGTCTGCCAAGTGGCAGCCTATGGACAACCGAGGACGATAACCCGTCTGACGGCAACGAGATATTCATAGGCTGCCAAAATTCAGAGTTGGCAGCCTATGAAGACGACCAATACCTCGACGCGATCGACCAATAAAAGGAGGCTAAGAGTAATGTCTGAAAGAATATTTCAAGATTTTGGACAACAGGCGGTGTTTGAGGCTCTAGTCAGTCGTGGCGCGACTGTGAATCAAGCACGAGCCGCCGCTGATAAGACGCCGAAATGGAACTCGGATCAATGGCGATCAATTGAGAAGCACATAGAAGAAGGCGCGAAAGCTGTCCGCGTAGGCTTGGATGCTGACCATACGCGGCTCCTGCGCCAGCGTGAGGAATTGGAGCGCAAGGTTGCGACCCTGGAGGCGGAAATAAACAGCGTAGATGACGCTATCGCCGAGATTGAGGAGCGCAACTTGGCTGAATTACTCGAAAGCGAACCCGCATGACCGATCGAATCACACAATCCCGGAGGACTCTCAATGAACGCCAAGGCTAAAGGTTCGAGAACGGAATATAAATCCATCGCCCTGCTCGAATCGCAAGGCTACAAATGCACCCGAGCGGCGGCGAGCCTGGGTGTCTTCGACATCATCGCAATCGGACCCGATGACATCCAGCTTGTCCAATGCAAGTCGAACAGGTGGGCAGGGGCCGAGGAAATGGACGCGATCCGCCAATTCCCCGCCCCGCCCAATTGCGTCAAGACGGTACACAGATGGCGAGACCGACAGCCGGCGCCGGACGTAAGAATCGTGGCTTAGGTCTTAACAAACAATCCAAAGGTAAAAAGCGATGCATTCAGATGTTTCATACAGCGAAAAGAACTGCCCGAAATGTAAGGGTCAGTGCTACGAGCGCGAGTGCGACAAGTGTGACGATTTGGGATTCTCCGACCACGAATGCGGAGAAGATTGTTGCGCTTGTCTTGATCCAGAACCAAACGTGCGATGCGATCACTGCGGCGGTAAGGGCTGGCTTGAATGGTGTCCTACGTGCGGCTGGGATTTGATCTTCGGTTCGTACATTAACGGCATAGATGAAAGAGAAAGGAGCTTATGAGTCTCAACAAAGATACTTTCACAACTGAAACGCTTTTATCTCTCATGGTAAAGCTAAAGCAGTTAAAAGCCGCCGCGCACGAACAGGCGTTCCAGCCTGGAAGCGATCCGCGCTATTCGGCTGTCGAGATCAAGGTTGATAAATTGCTTGAGCGGGCGAAAAAGCTGGTCCCTGCCGTGATGCTCGCGGAGGTTAAATGCTTGAGCGACCTTGTATCGGATCTCTACCAGTTATTCAGCGAACAGGAACAATCGGAAATCACAACAAAGGAGAACGGGAATGGACATTGAAGAAAACACAATCGGTTACAACGACGGGCGAGACGGCGAAGACGAGCCACAGCGAACGCCCGTCATGCTCTACTCAATCGGCCTGAACGCCGACGAGCTACTGACGGGCTACGCGGCGCTTAGAACCTATCTCAAGGTTCTCGCCAGTCAGGAAAATGAAGACTTCGAGCAGATTCAGAGCGCCGCGAAACTGCTCATCAGCCTAAAATCGCGCGCCGTCAGGGCGTCAAAGGAAGTCAGCTTGAGGGCAGTAGGAATTGATTCCGGCTCAAGCTCTGTATAAAATCCGCACACTGCTGATCGCGCAATGGACTCTCCAGGCCGCTCGTGGGAAGCGGCCTTCTTTTTTTTACCCTCACCTTAGCCTTGACAGCGCGTGTCAGTTTCCCCCACTATGCGCGCCGATGGCTCGAAAAAATACACCAAAACCTGAAAACGGCTCTGATCTGGATCACTACGCTACAGAGCGTCCCTCTGATCCCGCCGCCCAGATTATTTCCGTGGACGAAAAAGGCCTGCGAGAGATGCTTTTGAAACTGAGAAGCAGTGAGGGTTACATCGCGGACCTTGCCGCCAAGCTGGGAGTCAGCGCCCAGTACCTCGGCGAAGTGCTCAATGGCGACAAAGGTTTCGGTCCTAAGCTGCTGCGCGGCCTGGGAGTGGTGAGAACTTATCGAATGTTCGATGTTGAAGTCATCATGGAGGATTCTGGCGATGAGCGAATCGCTTGAGCGCGTGATCCCTAAAGAATCCCGCGAAAGGCTGCTGCTCGCGGTCTTTTCGCCAGTGGCAAAAAAGGCCAGCATTTCAGACCTAGCAGCCGAGGCGGGGCTTAGCATTCTGGATACCGTTCAATTGATGAACGAGCCGGCGTTTATTGCTCAAGTCCGACAGGTTACGTTCGCGCAGGCCTCGACGGCTCTTCATGGCGCCGGCGTGGCCGACCTCGTAGAAATCGCCACATCAGGCAAGGACCGCGAACGACTCACAGCTTGGCGCGTGATCGCCCAGATCACCGGCGATCTGAAACAGAAACACCAACACGACATCAAGGTTACGTTTGAAGACCTGCGCAGGCGTCAGGGAGACGGCGATTTGGCGGGGCTTTTCGATATTCGATCAAGAGTTATAGAAGGAGAAATTGAAGATTAATATGAAACCATCAGTCCCAATCATTCCGGGAGAGACTCTGCCTGTAACCACCTACGCGAAAGATCAGCCCGGATACCAGCCGCTTCCTGTCTGGCGAGACGACGACGGGGCGACATTGAGTCGGTGGCATTGCACATGGCGCGAGCGGTTGCGAATCCTAATTACTGGCGATGTGTACCTGTGGCAATTGACATTCAATAGGCCGCTTCAGCCGGTCTCAATGGAATCGAAGGCGCCGGATATGAATTAATGAACGCTACCAGCCCACAACTGATTCCCTTCGACCGGATAAAAATGATCGTTGATCCACAGAGGATCGAGCGAGAGCATCAGGCATGGGTCAAAGAGGGCGACAGATATATTGACCGCCGCTTTACAGATTTGCGCGACTGGGACTTCCCTGTTTACTGCGCGGTCAACATCACGATCACCACAAAGGATGGCCGCGCGGTTCCCTTCCTTCTGAACAAAATCCAGCTCAGACTTTTAGAGATAATCCTCGAAGAATTAGCTTCAGGGCGCCCGGTCAGAATCCTGATAGACAAGATCCGGCAAGGCGGCGTGTCGACCGTAATCCTGATTTTTTATTACTGGCTTACTTCCCTTCGCCCGAACCGCAACACGCTCTGTATCACTCAAGACCTGGAGTCCGTCACGAACTTTTCGAGCCGCCTCCGCGCGGCCATCGAGGAAGCCGACCCGCTTCTGACCCCGAGCATCAAGAGCGAGCGGAATAACCTGATTCACTTCGCCAATCCCACGGCGCGCGGCGGCAACCGCAGGGACCGCAAGGGCAAGGGTCAGGATTCCAAGATAATGTTTTTCACCTGTAAAAAGGTGAGTATTGGGCGCTCTTTCACCTTCCAATACGTCCACATCTCGGAGGCCGCTTTCTTTCTCGACCAGAAGCCGAAGGTCAGCGTAAAAACGCTGCTCAGTTCGCTCGCTCACGCCGTACCGCTCCTGCCTGGCAGCATACTGATTATCGAGACGACCCCGAACGGCCTGAACGAAGTGGCCGAAATGTGGGACAAGGCCGTTAAAGGGCAGAATGAATTCCGCCCGGTCTTCTTCCCTGCCGTGGCGTCCGAAGAGTACCGGGCGCCGCTCCCTGAAGGCGCAACGCTTGATCTGTGCGAGGCCGAGGAGATGTCAGGCGTTCCGACCCGGTACGGCAACGAGCTGGCCGAATCCAAGGTAATCAGAAAACAACTGATCGAATGGTGGCCGCACCTTTACGAGAAATGGGGCGATAAATGGCTCGAACGCGAACTGCTGGCGCGCCTGAACTGGCGCAGGCTCTACATTGACGGCCCGTGCCACGGAGACAAGGCGGTATTCCGTAGGGAATTTCCATTAACACCGCAGCAAGGCTTCGAGGCCACGGGCCGCAATTGCTTCGATCTCCGCTCCGTGGCGCTGATGCGGAAGCTCGTCGAAGAGGAAGGCCTTCAGCCGCGACGTTATACCTATCTTCATGACCCTGAAAACACGGACCCTGCGACGAAGTTCAAGGCCGACGATTACGGCCCGCTCGCTATCTACGAGAAGCCCGAATTCGGCGTCCAATACGTTCTAGCTGCCGATCCGGCGCTCGGCAATCCCAATTCCGACCCCTCCGCATTGCTCGTGCTGGCAGTGTCGGAAGAAGCGCCGTATCTACGCGAAGTTGCGTCGTATAGCAAAATCACAAAGCCGGATGTATTCGCGGAGCTGATTAACTATCTGGGAATCCTTTACAACATCGCGCTTGTCGGCCCCGAGAGAAACGAGCGCGGCGGATATGTGGTCTGCCTGAAACTGCATAAAGACCTGAAATATGAGCGACTTTATTTTGAATTCAACGCTTACGATAAGAAACCAGCCGAGGAACCCGGATTCGTTACTAAGGATTCAAACAAAGCGACGATTGTGGCCGGCTTGGATTATCGCATTAGAGATGCGGAGATTCTCCTTCGAACGCCATTGTTGCTTGAGCAATTGGAGCATTTTGTCGAAATGGAGAACGGCGAACTTGGAGCGGAGCCTGGATACAACGACGATCTAGCGATGTGCGCCATGATCGGCGTCAACATTTCGCTGAAGGTTCACTATTGGATGCCAAAGCCGTCTCCCCCGCCTGGCTCGATTGGCGATCTGAAGAAACGCGGAGTTTTCAAGAGGAATAGATAATGCCACGCAAATACAGACCGCCCAGCGCGAATACGAGCGACAGAATGCGCGTTAATCGCGCATCAGCCGCCGTCGTTGAGGAGACTGGAGACGCCGAGAAAGACGGCGCTTTATGGATGTCGCGCCTGATGAAAACGCTCCATATGCGAATGGAGTCGGACAATGGAGACCGCCATTGGGCCGCGTATCGCAACTGGTTCAATGGACGCCAGTGGCAGTTTGAGGACACCGGGAAGAACTCGTGGGATCTGTACAGTGACACGATCACGAGCGTCTACACGAACAATATCGTCCAAACCATCGCGTCGGCCTATATGCCGTTTCTACTCAACGGCAAGATCGAATTCAAGGTCAAGCCGAAGCCGAATCGCCCCGGCGACGTGAACGCGGCGGAAATCCACACCTCGATGCTCAATTACGAGTGGGGCGAGCGGGAGATGACCGAACAGGTCAAAAAGGTAGTCGATGACGTCGTAGTGATCGGTCACGGAATAGCCGAAACGGCCTATGTGGTCGAGGTAGACGAAGCGCGCCGCAAATCTTCGGGCAATATCGAGTACCGCGATTACGTCAAGCGGGACGCCGCCATTGTCGAATGGGTAGACCCGCATGATTTCCTTCACGACCTGACCGGACGCGACGGGACGCCAAGGACGGGCCGATGGGCGGCAAGGCGAAGCTGGATTCCAATCGCAAACGTTGTCGCCAACAAGCGCTACGATCCGAAGGTTACAAGACTAATCGAATCCGGCGCCGCCTCCCACAATCTGACTTCCCGTTCAGCCTACAGGAACGACGCCCGGTTCAGCGCGGGCGGAATGTTCGGGAAAGACCTAGCCGTTAGGATTCCCGAGGAATCATCAATCGCCATATGGGAAATCTGGGACAAGGGCTACAGACAGGTGATGACGATGGCCGAGGGTCTTCCCTACCCTCTCGACGTTGAGCCCTGGCGCTATGCCTATCTCGACGGGCTGCCCTTCGTGATGATCCAGTTTCTTCGGGCTGAAGGCCTGCTTTACCCGATCGGCGTGGCGCGCCAGCTCAAAGACACGCAGCTTCAGACAAATCGCATCCGTACTCAGCAAATTCAAAACGTTCGAGCGCAAAAGAACATGTACGGAGCAACCCCGGGCGTAGCGAAGGAGGCCCTTGACGATTTCGCCAATCTGCCGAATCTGAGCGTTATTCGAATGGAGCGGAACGGCGACTTGTTCGCAATCGATAATCCGCAGCTCAATCGAGACAACCTGATTTTAGAGCAAGCCATCGCGCAGGACGGAAACAAGGCCACAGGGGCCGATGCGATATTCCAGGGCGAAACGCCATCGGCGCGGACGCCCGCAGGGGTCGTCACGACGCAAGTTAATGTCATGCGTCTGAAGGCCGACGATAAAATCTCAAACGTCGAGGCGGGCGTAAACGAGATCGCCCGCCAAGTCCTTCAGCATTTGAAGGCTAACCGAGTGCAATCCGACGTAATTGAGATCGTCGGCCTTCTCGGCTCCCAGTGGCGCGAATACAGCCATGCTGAGATACAGGCCGAAACCGATGTCACGGTCAGCTATTTTGCGGCGCCGAAAAGCAATCCCGATGTCGAGCGGCAGCAAAAGACGCAAGTGGTTCAAGTTGCCGCGCAGTTCGACCCGCTCATGGCGCAATCGGGATCGCCCGTGCGTATCAACTTCGTCGAGCTATTTGCCTGGCTCTTGAAATCCTTCCCCGACTATCAAGACGTGGGGCGATTCTTTACGCCTGCGCTATCGGTTCAACCTGAGCTACAGCAAACCCTGGCGCCCGCTGGCGCAGGGGCGGGCATGCCTCCCGCTCTTGCCGGCCAGCTCGCGCCGCAACAGATTCCCGGCCAGCCTGGCGTAGAAAATCCAGGCGAGGGCCTTTCAGAGCAAGACTTACTAATGCAAATACTTGGCTCATCGAGCCAGATGCAGTGAGGAGACTATGACCGACGATCAACTAAAGGTAATTTTCAGTTATCACGCAGCCACCGAAGCGCAGCGCGTTTCCCACGACCAGATCAATACCGCGTTTCTGGAGTGCGCCCGCGTAATTAATGCGGCTGTTCCTGAAGGACCGGGCAAGACGGTCGCGATCCGCAAACTATCCGAAGCGCGCATGCAGGCTAACCACTGCGTTGCGCTGGAGGGGATATTTTAAATGTTCCAAACAACCGTCAGATGTAAATCGCTCAGATTGGCCGAGCGCCACAAGGAAGGCAACGCCGAATCCGTAGGAGTGGGCCGCAGGGCCGACGTCGAAGAGTACACGGAGGCAAACCTTGAGGGTGGAGACGACAAGACCCATTTCTTCTTCTCGTTTCCGGTCAGCCTTCTCGACGCCGATTTAAAAATTGGCGATGAAATTCTAGTCACGTTTGAAAGGAAAAACAGATAACCATGAAACTTAAACTCATACTCTCAATGCTCCTTCCCTTGATGAACATGGCGGTAACGACGCTCCGCGAGAAGGATGACAATTCGACCGGAGTGGACGATATAGCGGCAAACCAGATCGAAGCCGCTATTAAGAGTCTACAGGACTACACGAATAGCTAAAGGTTTCAGGGCCGTCAGGCGCATGTGGCCGGTTGGCGGATTGAGACACGGCCAACCGTCGCCTGTCGGTCCTGAAAGCAAACATATGCCGCTATTTCAATTCAACTGTAAAACTGATGGAGTATTTGAAGTTCTCCGCAACAGCCTGCCCAAGAATCAGCGCCATAAATGCCCGAAGTGCGGCAAGTCTTCGGCCTTCGTCTGGCCCCTGACGGTGATGAAACCTGACACCCTATGGGCTGGCCATGTGATCGCCAATCAAGGCTACTTCACGTCGGAATCGCAGTTAGGGAGAGTCATGAAGAAAAAGAAACATACCCGCATTGGAGATCGGAGCGACATAGAAGGAATGAAGGCGATGGCGGACGCGGCGGCAAAGGCTCGTGACGCCAAATTTGCCGAAGAGTCCAGCGAGTTTATGCGAAACGCGGCGGGTGAGCGCGGGCTGTTGGACGCATTTGGCAATCTCAAACCGGAAGCATCCAAACCTCTAACCGATACCCCCCTCGTATCCAGCAATGACCCCAGAGTTAAAGTAAAACCTTAGCTCACCGCTCGTATCTATTTGACACGAAAGAGAAACAGGCTAATAATCCGCGCGTCAGATTAGCGCGCACTGGAGAAGATGTATGAAAATACAAGCGCCAACTGGACAAGGTTTAGGCGTCCAAAAGTTTTCGATGAAGACGACACCGGGCGGCGGACTTCAGTTCGACGGGAACGCCCAGACTCCGTTGCAGGCGGCGGCGAGCGCCGCTGAACCTCCAGAGGTTCCCGCCGAAACTCCCGCTCTCGCGCCTACGCCAGTAGCGCCAGCAACAGCTTTCTCGCGACTCTATCCAGGCGTAGACCCTTCAAAAGTCGAAATGGTCTTAGACGATAAGACCAGAAAGATTCGATTCAAGCCGATCGAGGCGCCGGCTGATGTTCCGCCCGATCCGGTTACAGCGCCGACCCCACCGGCGCCCGTGGTCACATCCGAGCCTGACGCCATCGCGTTACTGAAGGCCGAGATTGCCGAGCGGGATAAATTGCAGACCGCAATGCTTACCGCAATGATGAGCGGCAGGCCGCTCATGGAAGTGCTAAGCGGCGCCCCGGCAAAGCCCGCCGAGCCGGATTACAGTCGCTTTGACCTGGAGGACGAAGAAGGGCGCGCGGCTTATGCGCAAGCGGTCAGGGCTGATGCAATTGCCGCCGCGAAGGCCGAGCTGCAGGCCGAGATGCGGAATCATCTCCCGCAGATTCAGAACGCCAACAAACATGGCGAGCATTTCGCCCTTCAGGCCAAGTACGGTAAGGAGCCGGATTTCGAGCAAAAGTCTGCGCTCGCGCAAAAGCTGGCCGGCAACAATCCGAACGTTTCAATTGAAGCAACCTACAACCTGATTAACCAGATTCAGGCCGGGCTAGGCGTCAGTCCCGCGCCGACCCCGACCGTCAAGCAACCTTCAAACCCGATCCTTACGCCCGCGCAGCAAGCGGAAAAAGCCGCACAGGCCGCGCGCTATCAATCAACGAACGGAGGCCGGGCGACTGGCCCGCCCGAACCACCGCCCGAAGTCGCCAAGAACTTCAAAAAACTGGCGCATTGGGTGGCTCAACAGCAAGCTCTGGGCAATCTTCAATAAGCCCTCGGCTTCTTGCCGCAATAGGAGAACCTGATGGCCTTAGATACCTCTTTCAATCGCGTAGTCGCAACCACCTTGCCGCTCTACGCTCCGAGAGTTACGGAATCCATAGTAGGCGGAATCGCCTTGCTGTGGAAAATGGCGATGATGGACGGAGTTGAAACCCGTCCAGGTGGAACACAGATCGGCGAGCCGACGATCTTGACCGCGAATACCACCGTCCACTCATATACGGAATTCCAAACCCTTGATACAACGCTCCAGTCCGATCCGAATATCGCTTCCTATCTTTGGAAGATCATCGCCGGAACCGAGGGTTTGAGCCTGCTCGAACAGGGCAAGAATTCCAATAGCGCTACGGCGCCCGTGGACCTCTGGGACGCGATCATCAATCGCCTGGCCCTCTCGATGCGCATTGAGGTCAACCGGGAGCTGTTCCTTGACGGAACCGGAGGCGGCGGCGCGGATCTGACCGGCCTGGCCATCGGCCTGGATTTTGCCGGAACCAACAGCGTCTACGGCAATATTGACAGCGCGACTTTCACCAACTGGCGCAATCAGACAAGGGCAAGCCCGGCGCTAAACGTGCTGGATTTGACCACTCCCGCGAATCAGACCGCGATGGTTCGGACCATGCGCCAGCTCGCAAACGACTGCTCCAGCCAAAACGAATGGCCGACGATGTATATCACCTCGAAGGAGATTCACGAGGCATGGGAGAGCACGGTCGTTTTAAACGAGCGATTTCAGCGCGAGAGCTTCGACGACGACATGGTTCGGTCGGGATTTCAGAACTTCATCTTCAAGGGTGGAGTGCTGTGCTTCGACGATCATATTTTCCCGAACACACTTTCAGCCTCCCCGAGCGCCACGGCAGGCCACGGCTTTCTCGCGCTCAATCTCAAATATCTCAAGTTCGTGATGATGGAAAACTTCGACTTCGTAATGAGCGATCCTATTCGCCCGTTCGACCAGATGGCCGATGTTATCCAGATGATCCTTCACTCAAACCTTGTGATGAGCAATCGTCGGCGTCAGGGCCGCACCAACTTCAGAACCGCATAAGGAGAAAATATGTCAGATGTGATTGTAGGATGCGATCCCACTCGCGTGGATACCGTCGCCGCGTTCACACCCGGAACCGAGAGCGCTCATCCCGATACGGCAAACTTTCCAGGGACAAAACTCCGTTACGTCAAAGCGGTGACGGCCTTTGCCCTCGGAGACTCGCTGAAGCTCAAAACGGATGAAGTGCTAGAGCCTAACGCCCTGGTTCCAACGGCGGCAATACAGGAACCCATTGTAGGAATTGCTCACGTTGCGATAGGCGCAGGCTCCTTTGGGTGGATAACTCGACATGGCCGGGTTGCGTCGGCGAAAGCGGCGGCTTCCACTGCGGCCGGCGCCCGATTGGGATCGTCGGCCACGGCGGGCACACTCACCACGCTCACGCAGGCGGATTCCAACTTCACAAGCAATGACTACTTCGAACTGCTGGCCTACGCGCAGTCGCCAATCGTCGCGCTCGACGCTAACGACTCGAACGGCGCAAACATCGAAGTCTACATAGGGCAAGGATGATCCAAACAAAGCTCAATCTAGGGTCTGGTGGCTCGCCTATGGCGGGCTACCACAACCTTGACATCAAAACCCATGACGAAATCTATCCGCTGCCGGTGGACGATGGCACGGTAGACGAAGTTCGCGCCAGCCACGTCCTTGAACACTTCCCACATGGCGAAGTCGCGGCCGTGGTGAAGGAATGGGCGCGAGTTCTCAAGCCGGGCGGTAAGCTCAAAATCGCCGTTCCTGATTTTGATTGGATAGTTAAGGCATACTCAAACGGACACAGGGGCGACGTCAGGCTTAAACACTACCTTTTTGGCGGACAGCGCGACGGGGACGACTTTCACAAGACATCCTTTAATGAAGAAGAGTTAAAAGCGCTACTCGAAGGCGCCGGACTTGTGGACGTCCAGAAATGGGAATCCGACGCGCCGGACTGTTCGAGCTATCAAGTCTCCCTGAATCTCGAAGCGCGTAAGCCGGAACCGAAACTGACCTACGCTCCGACTCCGACCTACGAATTCATCAAAGACTCGAAGGGCGTAATTCACGTCGGAGCGAACACGGGACAGGCGCGAGATATTTACGCGCAGGCTGGATTGCCGGTCATCTGGATAGAGGCGGAACCTTCGACGTTCGCCCAACTGGGCGCGAACATCCTGGACTACCCGGGCCAGCGGGCGCTGAACTATCTGATAACCGACAAGGACGGCGGGGAGCACACGTTTCACGTCTCCAGCAATGACGGACAGTCATCGTCCATCTTCGACTTCGGCAAACATACGGAAATCTGGCCAGACATCGAATATGTTCACTCCTTCAAGTCCGAAGGAACAACCCTGAAGACCGCCCTGCAGCGCCATAGTATCAGCCTCGACGAATACGACACGTTGATACTCGACACGCAGGGATCGGAATTGCTCGTACTAAAGGGCGCGGGGGATCTGCTCGACAGGTTTAAATTCATTCGCGCCGAGGCTTGCGACTTCGAGCTGTACAAGGGCGGCTGTCTTCTCAAGGACCTCGACGATTACCTCATACCGCGCGGCTTCGAGCGCGTAATGACCTGGCACTACAAGCGCAGCCCGCAGCCCGAAGTCGAGCGGATCTACGAGGCGCTGTATCAGAAGAAGGCCGAGGTAAAGAAGACCCGCGAAATAAAGCCGATATACATTCACGATGAGCAGACAGGGGCGAAGGCGATTTGGAGCGTTGCGGCAATGGCGAGCGTCCCGCGCCTGGGCTTTCAGGCCCATATGGGCGCGTCGGAGCGGGCTTTCGCAGATCCTCGAATACCGATGCTAAGGCTGAGCGGCTGCGTGTTCTGGGAAATGACCATGCAGGGCGGCTTCAATTCGTTAATCAAGTCCGGCGCCGACTACATAATCACGACGGACTACGACACGATATTCACCGGCGAGGATGTAAAGGAACTGCTACGGCTCGTCGTTCGATACCCTGAAGCCGACGCCATAGCGGCCTGGCAGGCCTCCCGCTGGAAGGACCATCCCCCGCTCGCGGGAATCAAGACAGAAAGAGGCTGGAACGGCGCCGTCTCAATCGAAGAAATGAAGCGCTACGACCTGACCGAAGTTGACAACACGGTCTACGCCCTGACGATCATTAAGACTGCGGCCCTAAAGAAAATACCCAAGCCGTGGTTTGTGAACATCCCGAACGCGGAGGGCGAATGGGAGCACGGCAAACATGACGCCGATAGTTATTTTTGGTCGAAATTCAGGGAGGCCGGCAACAAGCTGTACATGGCGAACAATGTACGCGTCGGCCATCTGCATGAAGAAGTCCTATGGGTGGACAGCGACTTTAATTTAATCAAGCAAGGCTTGACCGATTACTATTCGAAGGGCCGACCCTTCTAAGGGGAAATTTTATGCCTGCAATGAAGAAAATGAAGAAAACGACAATTGGCAAGAAGGGCCAATTCAACACGAATACTACGAATCCGAGCGCCGGCAGAGGCGGCGGACCAAAGGGCTTTGTTGTTTCGAGCACTTCAACCGTAAGTCAGGGCGCGGGAGCGAAGGCTGGCGCGCACGGCAAAGCGATGGGAACCCGCAAGGGCGGCGGCGGGAGGTCGTACTAATGGCTGAAGATTTTTTGACCGCCGAAACCAAACCGAAGCCCGAGAAGAAGCCGCGCAAGCCGCGCGGTCCGATGTCCGAGGAGCAAAAGGAAAAGATCCGCGCCTCGAACAAGGCCGCGCGCGAGCGCTTGAACGCCGAGCGAGCGCCGCAGGTTCCCAACGCTAAAACCGGCATCACCGCCGATGACGCCGAGGAAATGCGCCTTGAGCTTCAACTCGCGGCGGCTCAGACCAAGATCAAGGAAGCGGCGATTTCCGAAGATACCCGGCTCATGGTTCATCAGGAGATCAGGGTCGACGTGTTCAATCTGAAGCGTCAATTCGTCGAACTTACTCCCTCGATGTGTCGATCTCGCAATTGTCCGTTCGACGCGGCGCGGGAGGCGGGCGCAACCGCATGGGGCGATGCTCCTATAGCGCAGCCGATGAACGACGGAAAGACCTTCGGCGATAGGCTTATCGAACTTCGGGATTATCACGAAGCGACGGCTCACACGGCTCAACAAGTGGAGAGCCACATTATTACCGCTGGCGAGTTAAACAGCCGGCAGTGGAATCCGGGCCAGTCCATCAAGAACGAGTTTTTGACGGGTGCAAAATAGACAGCAATGGCGACTCCTAACTCCATAGCTTTGGGTCTAATTCAAGAAGTCGGCGAGTCCACGGACGACGCCGACTTCGTGTTGCTCGTCGAGAAGCGCGTCAACGAGGCCGTTCAGGAGATCGCCCTTGCCGCGAATTTCAACCCTTACAAAGCCCGCAGTCCGTTCAGTACCGCGATCGGGACGGCGACGTACAATATGCCCGCCACGGCGCGCGAATTGATTCAGCTGAGGTTCGTTACGGACGGCGCTCCGATCGCGTACGCCACAACTCAGGAACTTGTCGCCCGGCGTCTGAAGCTCACCGATCCCGGCAGGCCGCAATTCTGGCTTGAAGACGGCGTTGTAGTGGTCGGCTCTGACACCTTGCTGAAGATTCGGCTCGTTCCCGTGCCTGTCGCTGTTGAGAGCATCGAGGAGGAGCATTACTTCGATCCGACCGACACGGCTTCGGCTTCGAACATTCCGATCCCGCTGTCGTGGATCGTTCCCACGCTCGACCGCGTGAGATCGTTTCTGCTCGAAAACCTGGGCAAGTATGACGCTTCGGCGCTCGCGATCCGCCGCTACGAAAAGAGTCTGAAGCGCATAGCCGACAGGGAGAACAACAAGACCGCCGACAAAGCCGTTCTCCAAGAGGTCGATATCGCCAATCTCCGCAGGCGCAGAGGCCCGCGCCTTCCCGGTAACTTTCCCGACACATGGTAAGGAGGTTTAGCTTTGGCCTCCACAAATGCCGACAATGCTGGAGTAAAAACGATTCCCTACGCCGGATGGGGCCGAGGGATAATCACGTCCAAGCCATCAACCGAAATTCCAGATGACGCCGCGCAGGATATTCACAATATGGAATTCGACGAGTCGGACAATCTCTCGACTCGCAACGGCTTCGTCCAGCTCAACGCCAATACCTACGCCAGCCGCATAACATCCGATTACTACTTCACGTCCGGATCGGGCGAGATCGGAATCCTGTTTACGACCGGAAGCCAGCTCCGAATCGTCGAGACGGATGGAACGGGCGACACGAATCTGACCGGCGCTCTGACCCTTCCCAACGATACTTTTTGGCAATGGATCACTTATAAAGACCTGGCGATCGGCGTGAATAAGGCGACATCGGGCGACAATCCGGTGAAGGTTTCAACCGGCGCCGTAGCGGCCGCTCTCGGCGGATCGCCGCCAAAGGGAAAGTACATCGCGCTGTGGGAGAATCGAGTGTGGATCGTTTCCGCTACGGAACCGAACCAGCTTCGAGGATCATTCCTCGGCGACCCTGAAAACTGGGCGACCGGGACCGACGCGCAGGGCGTTTCCATAGATATAGAAATTGACGATAACGACCTGATTACAGGGCTTTTCGCGACAAAAGACGCGCTATACGTCTGGAAAACCAAGAAGATTTACAAGCTCGTCAGGATAGACCCCGCGAAGGCGATCACGCTGGCCAGCAATCTAAGAGTCGCGATCCATTCGCAGACTATCGGATGCGTGTCGCCCTATTCGATCCAGCCGCTACTCGACGATGTGGTTTACCTGTCCGCGCAAGGCCTGGCGAGCCTTCGACTGTCGGAGTTGGCCGAGGACTTCAGGACCGCGCTGTACAGCCGGAACGTGGCCGAGATCGGCAAAATCAACAAAACGACCGAGGAAATACCCTCGCTCTTGCTCCCGAACGCAAACCAATACTGGCTATCTTTCCCTGCGGCAATATCGACACGGTCTATCAATGAGAGCTACGTCCTTGACTACTTGAACATCCAGGCGGGCGTAGACGCGGCGCGCTGGACGCGCTTTACAGGCCTCGCCGGCTTCACGGCCGCAACGTCATTTCCGAGCGCGACCGGGACCGTCTACGTGGTTGGGGCTGAGAATGAGGCCGGAACGCATCAATTATTCACGTATCGGCCGAAAGATTCGGGCGGCGTCTACAACGATAACGGGGAGAGCTACGCGAAGGAACTGAAGACGAAGGCCTTCCCGCACGAATCCGTTCTACTCCGCAAGGAATGGCACAAATGGGGCTTTAACTTCGACCTTTTAACGAACAGCGCACAGGTCGCGATTCAGTATTTTCTCGACGACAATCTGAACAAGGGAGGCAATCAATCGTTCAGCCTTTCGGCGTCCACGCTCGGCGCGCTATGGGATCAGGCAATATGGGACGTTGACCTGTGGGACAGCGCCGTACAGGGGCCGGTCCAGATAGTAAGGCGATTGCTCTCGAATTCTTCAGGGCGGATCGGCGAGACGATCACGTTCAGGATCTCGAACGGTCAGGCCGATGAGGCCATAGTGATTAAGGACATGCTCTTGATGTATACACTGCTCAATGAAAAGGGAGTCACAACGCTCTAAATGGCCAGCGCTTTAGCAAGAGTGACGGATTTCGTTCCCGCAACGCCGATCCTGTCGGCCGAGGTAGACGCCGAGTTTAATCAGCTCGTCAATCTGCTCAACGGGACCAGCACGGCTGTCAAGGGCGTAATGAAGGTCAGCGATACGGGCGATCCGCCGCTTGAGCTGAACCAGCTTTCAACCGGGCCGATCCTGAAAGGCTTTCAGGCCGGCGTCGAAAAGTTCCGCATTCGCAATGACGGCTCGATCCGAACCCCTGGAATCTACGACACGAACGATAACGAGCAGTTACTATTCAGCCTGACCGCCGCAGCGATTAACGAGTTCACGATGAAAAATGCCGCCCTCGGCAACGCGCCGCAGTTACAGGCGACAGGCGGCGATACGAATATCGGGATCGCGCTTGTTCCGAAGGGGTCCGGCGTCGTCAAGATTCAAGCGGGGCTCCCGGTCGCGAACGAAGACGCCGCGAATAAGCTCTACGTTGATAACAAGCGGGCGTATTTCGTCGCGGCCTTCAAGATTGATGACCCTTCGACGTTCCCGCTGACTGACCAGAGTGCCCTCGCGTTCGTCAGGATTCCGAATATAGCAAGCGGATTTATTACTCGCGTCCATATCCTGTTTGCGTCAGGCTCGCACACGGCGGGCGGAAGCGTGACCTTCCGAGTCTTTATAAACGGCGCAGGCGTCGGTAGTGGCGTGGCCTTCACCGACACGAATAACACGGCCTTCACTTTCTACGCTGAGGACTTTGCCGATCAGGCTATATCGGACGGCAGCTCGATGACCGTCGTAATCAGCGCGAGAAGCGGAACCGTCACGGAGCGGAACGTCACAATCAACGTCGAGGGCTATCAAAACATCAAGTCCCCATAGGCTAATAAATGGCTGTACTGACGCGCATAACCGATTTCATTCCGAATACGCTCATCGTCTCACAGGAAGTTGACGATGAGTTTAACCAGCTTGTGAATATACTGAGCGGGGTTTCGACGAATAAGGACGCCTTGATTAAGTATAGTCACGCGACCGACCCTGTTTTGCGCGTGGACCAGCTTGGCGCGGGCAAGATTCAGAGCTGGCTACAAAACGGATCGGAAAAGGCGAACATCACGAACGCCGGCCTTGTAACCTCGGTCGGCATGACGTCTACCGGACAGATCAATACCAGCTTCAACGACGGGACAAATCCCGCGCTCAACGTCAACCAGATCGGGGCCGGACTAATCGAACGCTGGCAGAATAACGGAGCCGACAGGGCTTCGCTGTCGGCTCTCGGCCGATTCCTTCTCCCTGCGGGAATCGGGGCAACGCCCTCGACTGACCAGATAAGCAATTTCGGGACATACTTCGTCGATCCGACAACGCGCGCCACGATAGCGAATACGCTTGAAACGGACCTTTCAAGTAAGACCGTCGCGGCCAATACGTTCGCAGCGAACGGCGATTTTATGATCGGCTTCGCTGAGATAGCCTATGCGGCAAACGCGAACACGAAGCGTTATAGGCTCTATTTCGGCGGGAACGTGATTTACGACACGACCGCCCTCGGCCTAAATGGCGTCGATCACATGGTCTTATTCTTCCTGATGCGAACCGGCGCCACGTCCTTGCTCACTTTTATAATGGTAAACTCGACGAGCGCCTTGCTCGCGGCGGCGGCGACGAGCGCGACCGCGCCGACGTTCTCAAATAGCAACATACTGAAAAGTACAGGGCTGAACGGGACGGCAAACGCGAACGATATACAGCAACGCGGCTTTATAGTCGTTAAGGGCAGTGTTTAATATGAGCGAACCGAAAGTAACGTGGTTTGATGACTTTCTAGGCATCCGGATCAACCCGATCTATGCGATCTCGCTGGCTGGAACCGGCGATGTGAAAATATCGGACGGCCCGAACGGGGTCCTTGCGCTCTACGCGACATCCGCCGCGGCCGGGACGGCGCGCGTAAGGCTCGGCGAGGAACCTGGGAATAGTCTTCACAACGCCCTCAATTTCAGCGCGAGAAAGAATCTCGTTTATCAAGCTCGCGTCTTCCTGAATCGCAATACGGACATTCAGGCGACGGTCGGGCTGACAGGTCTGAACGATCCCCACAACGTTTTGGCCCTTGTTTATGACCACCCCCATACGCAAGAGGGGTGGTTTTTCCAGGGGATAAACGAAGGCGCAAACCTGACTATCCCTATAGGCTTCAAACATGATCCTGGCGCGTACTTTACGGTTAGGATCGAAGCCGATCCGGACATCGCCAAGGTCTTCATCAGCGGCGAGGTCGAACCGAGGGCCGTTATCGGCCACGAATTCATACCGGACGGACTGTGCGCCGAATTCCAGGTCTGGAATAGGCCGCTCAGCGGCGGACTCTATTCACAGCCGACGCTTTATGCTGACTATCTCTCGATCACTCAGGATCGCTAAAGGAGACTAGATGGCCGTTTCCAATCTCTCGCCGTTTCAACAGGCGCTTCAATCCGTGGTCGGATCGGGCAAGGGAGCGGGCGCTAATCTAACGCCTGAAATCCTCGGCCGCGTGGCTGATTCCGTTTTTGGCCCGTTTCCGATTCCGCCCGGTTCGCAAATCATCTTCCAAGGGCCGGACCGCGCCGAGTGGATTGACGCCGAGGGCTATCGCCACAGTGCCACGCGCTCGCTCGATGGTAGAGATCCGAACGCCGGACGCGTCCGCGAGCAAACCGACCGACCGCCGATTCTCCCAGCCGGACAGGGCCAGCAAGACCTTTTAGGCCAACTGACCGGCGCGCAGGGCATACAGTCCGACATCGAAGCCGTCAGAAACCTTGCCGCGAGATTGCAGGAACCCGCCGTACTGGCGCAGCTGGACCCGCAGACAAAGGCCGCGCTTGACCAGATCACGCAAAATACGCTCACGCAACTAACTCAACAATTCCAGCAGGACCAGGCTCGCCAGCTCGCCGCACTGTTCGGCAATCGCGTACAGCAAAGCTCGATTGCCACGAACGCCGTAGGCCAGCTTTTAGAGAATCAGGGCCGGGTTACATCGCAGGCCTTAGCCGAAGGCGCAGGGCGCGAGCTTGGCGCCCGTCAGTTCATCACGGACACTCAGCGGGCAAATCTAGCAACGGCCTTGCAAGGCCTACTTGCTGGCGCGGACGTTCAGAGCGGCTTGATTCAAAACCTGACCGGCCAGCAAACGCAGCGCGATATCGCGGGTGGGAATCTCAATTTAGGCTTCGCGGACCTGGCCGAGCGATCACGCGCGACCGGACTGGACTTCGAGCTAGGCCAGCAAGAGGCGGATCGAAAACTTGCCGAATCTCGCGCGCTCTTGCCGAAGATACTCGCGACGATTCAAACTCTCGGACAGGCTGCGCAAGGAATCGGCACGGGCATTGCCGGTTTTAAGGGGTGATCTATGGAATTTGGACCAGCTACAACGGGCGTACAACAGGCGATTTTGGCGCTACTCCAAGGGCGAAGCCCCAGCCCCGTGGCGCCCGTACCGCTCGCGCCCACGGGCGGAATCGGACCGCTCGAAATGGACACCACGGCGGCGCTCGCGGCGCTTCAACCGCAGCCCGTTCCAGCGCCACTGCCCGGACCTGTAGACGCTGAAGCGATCCGATCACGCTTCGCCGGGATGGCCGGACCTGAGCCGGCTGCGCCCACAGTCGAGCCGACGAGCCTGATTATTCGGATCGCTCGCGCGCTCCAAGGATTCGGCGCGGGCGTCCAAGGACAAGGGCCGCAATTTCTCGCGCAGCTCGCCGAACAGCGCGAAGCTCCACAGCGTGAGTACCGGGCGAGAAAGGAGCGCTTCGATGCGCGAAAGCAGGATCTCGAATTCGCCGGCGAACAGGCTGTACTGTCAGCCGAGGATCGCCGGGCGCAACGAACTCAACAGCTATTGGACAAGCAAGCTGACCGGGACTTCGAGGAGTCGCTGAAGCGCGCGGGACTCAAGAGCGCTGAAGCCATCGCCCAGATGCGCGCCGCTTTCGACCTTGAGCGAGACGCCCGTAAGGCCGAATTCGAGCGGCAGGAACAGGCGCGCAAGGACGCCAAGGACCGCAAAGCGGCAGTTACCACGCTGGCGAATACTTTTACGGACGATTTTAAAGTCTCGCGACAGGAAGCGCTGCGATTCGCCCAACACGAAATAGAAGGGACGGCCCTCAGCGCGGCGGACGCCAAGCGCTATGGCCGAATCGAGAAGTACAGGCCAGCCGCAGGCGGAACCGGGTCGGGCGGCGGAAGCGGTAAGGTAATGGTCGAGATCGTAAACCCTGACGGCTCGACATCCGTGGTTCCTTTCAATCAACAGGTAAGCGCAGCGATCAACGCCGGGAATGTAGATCAGGGGCCGCGCGGCGTCTTCGTTGATGGCGGAAGCGTAACGCCCCGACCGATGCCCGGCGCGCCTGGCGGGCCACAAGGCCCATTCGTTCCACCTTCAGCGCTCGCCGCCCCGCAGCCGCCAGCCGGGACTGTATTCACGCGCGCCCAGGTAGAGGCGCACGCCAAGAAGACGAAACGCGATCCAGCCGCCGTTGAAGCCGACATACGGGCGCGGGGCGGCGTCGTGCAATAGTTATGGCCGATGATGCAATCGCAAAATTCCTTAAACGCCCGGTCCCCAAGCCGAAGTCCGTCTCGGTTGATGAATTCCTGAAAACGCCAGTTCCGGCGCCGGAACCAGCCGTGCCCGCTCCTACCCCTGGATTCCTTGAAAACCTGAAGATCGGCGGACAGCGGGCCTTGCTGAGCGCGGCGGACGCTGGCCGGGTAATGGAAGAGGCCTTGGGCGCGGCGTCCCGTGGAGACTTCGCCCCTATCGGCCAATTGATCGAACAGGCTGGACGCGGCGCCGCTCCGTTTATCTCAGGCCTCAGCGCAAGGCCCGAGATGGCCGGACAGGCGTTTCTCTCTGAACAGACCGCCCAGGCGCCGCGCGTAGGCGAGATTACCGCAGCGCGCGAGGCCAGAATGGACGCCGATCCCACGCTCTTTTCCCGTGAAGCTAGAGCCGAAAGGGCTAGACTTGACGAGATGGCCGGGCGGGATCCATCCCTTGCCGGCAAGATCACGCGCCGGACGACCGAAGGCGTAGTGACGGCGATACCCTCCATCGTCGCTGGCGCGGCGACAGGCGGAAGCGTCCCGGCAATGGCAACAATGGCGGGCATTCAATCGATGAACGCGCCGGAAATGCTGGTCCCGAACGTAGCGCTCGCCGCTACGCCGCTTCCACTTGGAAAAGCTATCGCGCCAATTGTCCGCAGAATTAAGGTCGGCAGGGTCGCAGTCGAAGCGATTCCGCCCGCGCCGGTATCCATTGAGCCGGTAGCGCCCGGAGTTATTCCTGAGATACCCGCCATTTCGCCGGAAACGGCCCTTCCTGCGGCTCAAACCCGCGCCCCCTTCCCTGCTACCTCGCCGGACGTTCCGCTCAATCCTGCGCAACAGGAGGCCGCTGCGCTGAATTCGGCCATCCGGAAACTCGGGACCGACAGCGTAGACGAAATCGCGGAGATGATCGCCAATGCCAACCGGCGCTTTAATAAAACCGTCTCAGCGCCGGGCCAGCCAAAGCGATCGATCACGCCGGTCGAGCGACAATCAATGCGCGAGGATTACCAACGAGTTAGCGCCCTAACCAAGGAAGAAAACGCGGCCCTGGCCGAAGTCTTACCGGAGCGAACCTTCTCGCCTGTCAATAAAATACTGGTCGAAGGCGAGCCGACAGCGCGCAACATCTCCGATATTCCGATTGACGAGCCGAGCGCCCAGCTTGACGCTAACCTGCGTCAACTAAAGGCGTTTTTTGGCTCACGGGACATAGTGCAAGAGAGCAGGATCGCGGCTGCCGTGGGCCAAAGCGCTGACGATCCAGCGATAGTCTCGAGCGCCGATCTGGGCCTTGAAACGGTTCCGGTTCCGGTCAGGCCCGTGGACGCCGTTCCGGTCACTCGGCGCATTTCCGTGGATGATATTTCGCTTGGCCGCGAGACGCTTTCAAAGGGCAGGATTTTCCAGGCTCAAGAATCCCTCAAGGGCGGTGTAAAGCCTGAGACTAAAGGGGTTCCCTTGCGCCAACAGGTCGAGCCGATGACCGTTGTTCCCGATCCGCAACGGCCCGGTAAATTCATCGTGGAGGATGACGGGAATCATCGAATCGCCCTTCTGAAACTTCAGGGCGTCACGGACGACATTCCGGTGAGATCGTTCGAGACGCCGACGCAAACCGCCGAGATCAGCGCCACGGTCGGGCCTCGAGCGGGCGAGGTTGCGCCAATGGAGGTCGAGATAGGCCGTCAACTGAGACAGGCTGAAGCCTCCGGCGTGGCGCGGAATATGGACCCGCTGCAGGTCGAATCAATGGCGCGCGCCGAACAGCTCCCGCTCTTGGACGTGGCGCAGAAAAGCAGGCTCAAAAAGGCTTTCAGCATCGCCGCCGACGTTTACAATATCCCGCGCGCGCTGCTGTCCAGCAGCGACATTTCGGCCCCGTTCAGGCAGGGCGCGATTCTCACCCTTCCGCCGTCGCGGTGGGGTAAGGCGCTCCGCTCATCCGTCGAAATGTTCCGGGCGCTGGTGCCCGACAGGCCGACATCTATCAAAGGTGGAATCAAGGCTCAGTTCCAGCCGAAGACGGAGCGCTTTCAGCGGATGATTGACGCCATCGCGAGCGATCCCGACGCCCAGGCGGGACAGGGCGCGGGTCTCCATCTGGGAACGCAGTCACGCGGACCGCTCCGAAAGGCTGAAGAAGAGTTCGTATCGCGCACGGCGGATCGAATCCCTATCGTCAGGGAAAGCCAGCAGGCCTACACCGCCTATCTGGATAACATTCGGCTCAATACTTTTAAGCAGTATAAGCAGGCGATAGACGCCCAGGGCTTCACGGCGACTCAGACGGAACGCGCGTACAAGGCGGCGGCGGACTGGATCAACATCGCCACGGGGCGCGGCAGTTTTGGCCCGAAGCTCGACAGGGCGATGGACGCCTTGAACTTCTTCGTTTTCTCGCCACGCTTGCTGGCTTCGAGGATTCAGGTGTTGAATCCGCGCACGTACCTCAAGAACGCCACAACGGCTGAGGGGCGCGTTGTTCTCAAGAAACAAATGTCCGAGATGGCGCAGTTCACGGGCATGGTCGGGGGAACGCTTTTGCTCGCAAAGGCGGCAGGCTTCAAGGTCGGAACGAATCCCGAGAAGCCCGATTTCCTGCGCCTCAGCCTCGGCAATTATCACTATGACGGCCTGGCAGGCCTTCAACCTGTAATGCGATTGATTTGGAACGTCGGCAAGGATGCCGTCAGGGCGTCGCAGGGCGAGAAGCCGCAGACCGGAGCGAGAGACGCGCTTGATGTTGGCGCGCGATTCCTACGCTCGAAAGCGGCCCCGGTTCCGTCGTTCTTCGTGGACTTCTTTGACCGAAAGACATTCGAGGGCAAGCCGTTCGACCTGACCGACGCGGCGGTCGAACGGCTAACCCCTATCATGTGGCAGGACTTTATCGAAGCGTATCAGCGCGAAGGCCTCGGCGGACCCTTAATGCTCTCGCCCGGCGCCGTGGGATTCGGCGTTCAGTACTTCGAGCCGAAACCGATTGATGCGGCGATCGAAGCGCGACCAGGCCTTCTGACTGAACTGACCCGCCTTCAGGTCAGGCTTGCCGATCCGCGCCGCAAGCCCGATGAGACGGACGCCGCATACAAAGGCCGACAGCAAGCGATCGCCAATCTGTACAGCCGATTCGGAGTTAGCCTGATGTCGGATCGCCGGTACGCGAAGCTGCCGGACACTGAAAAGCGAGACGTTTTCGATGTTTTGCACTCGCGGATTCTCGATGCGGTCAACACGCGCGACCGCAGTACTGGGCAGTTCCGGTTTGAGGCGCTGATAAACTCGATTCGCAAATCGGCGAAACAGAAAACGATCCGCGAGCGGTTGATTTCCCGAAGGCCTCCGCTGTAAACTTCGCCCGCATCGAATTAGTGCTCATCGTTCCGGTTGGGAAAGACGCCATTCCCCAGTAAACACTGGGGAATGGCGTTTCTTTATTTTGAGATGAAATTTCTCCGCATCCGGTAGTAGACTCACATCGAAGAATACCCCAAACGCTAGCATGCCAATTATTTAGCGGAGGTGGTAACCATGATTGCTTGGATTCGCGAGAACGCTGCCCTTGTCTCACTCGCTGCGACCGCTGTTATTTGCATTTCAACCGTAGCTGTCGCTCGCTTTCAACTCGCTGGCCTTGTCGCCGCGCAGACAGAGGTACGCCAGCACATGAATGACACAACCCGACATCTCGATCCGCATCGAGACGCTGAGACCATGAAGGAGCTGAAAGAGCGGATTGATAAACTTGAGGATCACATTGAGCGCCTTGAACGGCGACAGGTATGGATGATTCGAAGCGTTCGGCAGGGCAACACAAGCTCTATTCCTATTTTGATAGATCCGCCTCAATGACCGTGGCTACCCACCTTGACACCATACTAAAATGATTCATACTACGCGCGCGTTGCATGTACAGTAACCCTACAGCGTAAGCCAACCAGGCCACGACAAACACACCGAACAAACAGACTCGA